TCTTTATTAAGTATTAACAATACTGTTTTATATACTGTATCTATATTTACTGCCATCTATTAGTTTTATTATAATATTAAGGCGGTAACCAAAGCCACCGCCTATATATTAATATTACGTATTATTTTAATTTTTTCTCTATAGACTTAAAGATTTCTATACCTTCATCTGTTTTGAAAAATGCCGCCATAGCCGAGTACGGATTTTCATCAAAAGGCACTGTCATTAACTTTCTATTATTTTCGCCCCAATGGAATGTTCTATTATCTGGTGATAATATTATAATGTTTGCTTCAACCGCTCTAATGGCTATATTTCTAAGTTGCACATTATCATCATTTGCTAGTTCCATAAACAAAGAAGGATTATTTCTTGCTAATAATAATAAGTCTCTTTTTATTTCTTTAGAACTCATTTTATTTACTCTAGATCCAACTTCAACTCTAACAATAGATTCTGCTTGATCAATATCCATCTCTAAAGCAGCATTTAATGCCATCACTTCTAATTCAAGATCTTCTAATTCATCTTCTGCTTCTAACATTGGATCAAATTCAGTATATTTAATATTCAATGCTGGATGATAAAGTGATAATAACTTTTGCAGGTTTTGTTTTTCTTTAGGTACATTTAATATGCCATTTTCAAATATAATATGTCCTAAAGTTGCCTGTCCTTTTTGTTGTGAAACTAATGGAGAATTTTGATTAGTTGCATATCTTAACTCCTCTTGTTCCCCTGTTTCTTTATTAAACCATAGTAAAGGATATCTTAAAGTATGCTTACTTTGAATAGTATATGTTAACGGTGTGTTACTGTCTGATATAATATAAGTTCTATCTTTAATTACCCAAGTATCTTTTAATGTTTTTGGTTTTGTTTCTTTTGGTACAACTGTTTCTTCCATAGTAATTGTATCCACATCAAATTCATTTGATTCTAATTCTTTTTTTGTTGTTGCTTTTGTTGCCATAATATAATATAATTTAATAAATTTTTAAAAGGTAATAATTACCCTCGTCAATTCAACGAGGGCAATATTACCATATTTTTACACTGATGCAGTAAATAACACAAAGTTATTAGCTCCTTGAGTAACTAAACATCTTTCAGATAAGAAGTGTACTTCCATTGCATCAAGATTAGAGGTATAAGCTCCTCCAACAGATCCAGTAATCCAAGATTTCATTCTTCTATCATCAGCTTGATTAGCTCTATAACGAACGTGTAAGAATGGTCTACGGATATTAGTCCCTAATTGTTGATCATATACAGTTGATGTTCCAGCAGGAACAAGTAATCCATCAATAGATGTATTAGCCATACCGCCACGAGTAGATGCATCATTTAAGTATTTCCAATCAGTTTTGTAGAAATCGTAAGATCCACGACGGAAACCAGAGAATCCTAAGTTCAATGCCATTTGCTCAGAGTTTTCAAATAAACCATAAGCTACACCACCAGCTGCACCAGCGGATAAAGAAGCGAGCATATCATCAAAGTCAAGAGAAGTTGCACGGTTTAAGAACAACATGTTTTCTTCAATAGCCCCTTGAGTATCTAATCCTTTTAAGATTGAATCAAAATCATTTAGTCCAGAAGCAGCTGTAAAATTGTTTACAATGTTACCTCTTTCTTTAACAGCGGAAAAAAGACCTTGTGTTCCTTTGTATTTAGCAGTTGATGAAATACTTGCGACACCTGAACCAGCAGTAGCAAGTTCTCCCTCAATTACCGACATTTCTAAGTAATCTTCAAACCGCAATCTTGTTTCAGACTCTGCTTTTAAATACCATAAGTAACCATTTGCACCATCTTCAGTAGCAATTTCAACCCATCCAATTTGAGCTGTGTCAGATCCAGAAATTGCATATCTTTCTTTTATAATAATAGGCGAATTACTATATTGAGTAAACGTTGGAGTTACAGATTTAATATCATCATCTTTAGTTCCTTTTCTATGCTCAGAACCATATACAAAGATTTTAAGTGCTCCTGCTGTATTATCAAATACACTATTTGTGTAAAGATTAGCTTGGGTATAAGTAGCAACAGTTATAGTAGCCAAAGTAGTAGATGTATTAACACTATCTGTTACAAGTACTTTAAGTTCTTTACCGGTTGTAGGGTTCATTACAACTAAAGTTTGTCCTTTAGAAATAACGTTATCTACATAAGTGTTTCCATTTGAAACTGTACTACTATTAATAGCAAATGTTAAAGTTGTTGATGTTGCAGCTGTTACGGTATTGTACGCAATATGCAATCTGTTTTGTTCTGACCATACAATTTGATCCGAAGACATTGGCATTTCAGCTCCTACCATACGTAAGAAACCAGATAAAGTTCTATTACCATATCTTTCTATTTCTTGCTCATAGATTTCTGGTAAATATTGTTGGGCAAAATCATTAGTGCCATCAGTAAAATTCAAATAGTTTGATTCTAATGTTTGTTGTTTTTGAGACGGTTTAATTGACCCAAAATTTGTTCCAGTAATGGAATTAATCATGTTTGACATAATTTTTTAATTTTTAATTGTTAAAATTTTTTTGTTTGTATCCTCAGTTTAGAGGAATCTTGGCCGCTTATAGATTTAACTCTAAATCCATTAATGAATGGTTCACTAGCAGTTCTAGGGGCATCCATACTTGGATTTTTGGAATTACTAACAACCTGTTTAACAGCGTCAGCTTTCCCTTGTTCATAAAAATGAGCAGCAATTTTGTCAGCATTCATTGCTGAATACAAAGCTTTGTGATAACCCGGCACATCTGTTACATTACCTTCTTTGTCCAGAAACTTTCCGATAAAGGTTTGTATATTTGATTGGGTTTCTGCAACTTGATTTGGATTCTGAACATTATATCTAAATCTTTTTTCACCTAAGTTATATTCAAAACCTTTGAATTCATTGTTAAAAAGATTAGATGTTTGTTTTTTAAACGCATCTTGTTGTTGAGCCACTTTGTTTTGCTCGGTATTATATCTGTTAAAAAAATCAACAGCTTTTTGTTGTTCTGCATTAACCCCAGGTCTTGCCTTGATCTCTGCATAATATTTTTTCTTTGCTTCTTCTAAAAAATTTCTTGCTTTAGAAACTTCGTCTTTAAATGCTAATTTTTTTAATTTGATTTCTCTTTCATCATCAATTTCTTCATCAAAGAAAAATTTATCTTCTAAAAGAAATTCAATTTCATCGGCATCTAAATGAGGTTTTGTATTTTTATAATATTCTTTTAATAAGGCAACATTATTAACATTTGAATAATCTGCATTTAGTCTAACATAGTCTTCAATAGTTCCACCAGTCTCTTGCATAAAAGAAACTAACTTCTCTATATTGTCAGGTAATTCTACATTATTTTTTGCTTGCTCTTGTGTATGAAATTGCAGTTCTTCTTTAATGTCTGCAACTTCTTGTTTTATTTCTTGTTCAAAGATTTCTTCAATAACATCTTCAGTGGTCCCTTGGTTTCCTTCGACCACTTCTTGCAATCCCAATTCGGACTGTTTATTGCGTAACATGCTTTCATCTGTGCTTTGCTCTTGAATGGCATCTATTTCTTCTTTAGGGATTACTACTTTTATTGGTTCCTCTTGTTTTTGTGTTAAATCAACCTTAATAGGTTCATCTGTTTTGTTTAGTTTTTTTACTGAAGGTTTTTTTGCTTTTACTTTAAACTCCCCTTCTTGTTTTACTTGTTCTGACATAATATGATAATATAAAATTGGTTAATAAGTTTATTCCATTTGCAACATACCTCCTAGATCATTCATTAAATTTTCTGCATTGTTTTGAAAGTCTTTTGGTAAAGAATCATTTTTTCGTTGATCTATTAATTCTGATTGCTGTGTTGCTTGTATTTTTGTTCTTTCATCTTTTCTATCCTCAAGTTGATTGAACTTATTTGTATCTGCTTGAACTTTTAATTGCGCTAATTGCATATCATAATTAAATTGTTCTGCCATTAATTGTTTTTTAACCTGCGCTTCGGTTTGTAGTTTTTGCATTTCAAATTGAGATTTAGCTTGCTCTATTTGTATTTGCGTTTGAGCTAAAGCTTCTTGTTTTTGAACTTCAAACATTGCTGCTTTTTCCGCATTCTGTGAATTAGCATCTGCTTGAGCTTGTATATTTGCTAATTGCTGTTGTTGTACTTGTGCTAGTTTCTTTTTTCTTTTTAATTTTAATAATTGATTTGCTAATTTAAGATTTCTAACTTGTCTTATATCAATTGCGTCTTCTAAATCAATTCCTTGATTTTGCAAAGAAACTTGTATATTTTGTTCTAATTGTGCTTTTTCTTCTTCATCTGGTTCAATTTCTAAATAAATACCAAAGTCATGCAAATTTAAATTTTCCATTTCTTTTAAAACATCCACATTATAAGTTGATATACTTTGTTTTAACGAGTTTGCAGTCAAGGGATTATTTAAACAATCAGCAATTCTTAAAGATATATTTTCACAAATTCTTGTAGTTAAATAAATACTTGCATCTTTTATATGTCGAGTAGCTACATTAGAAGCATTAGCCGCTATTTTTTGCAATCCTACCAAAGCATTTGAATCTGGTTTACTACCATCAACTGCTTCATTAAGTCCAGTAACATCTCTAATCATTTGCAAGTAATACTGATAAGTTTGTATTAAACTTTGTATCTTACCTTGCCCACTAGAGGTTGTTAATTCCTGAATAGGAACTTTCCCTCTATTTATTTCCCCATCTTGTGTTAAAGATCTACCTACAATACTACCAGTTTGGAAATACATATTTAATGCTTCCGCTGGATTGTATTTTGTTCCATTACCCAAATCAACTTCCATCAAACCATCTACGTCTAAGAATACCCCATCAGGAACTACTCTAGACATAACTTGTTGAAGTTTTAAATGAGTTAATTGAATCATATCGGCAAAAGAAATACACTTAGTGACAATAGAATCAATCCGGCCCTTATACATTCTAGGAGCAACTATATTGTAATTCATTTTAACTCTTGAGGTATCCGCATATGGGCGAGTCATGTCATTTGATAATTTCCATTCTAACATCATATTAGTGCCTATAATTTTAGCTCCTGTATATAATACCTCTATTGTTCTTGATACTCTTTCAAAATTATCGTTTGGAGGAGGGTTAAAAGAATCAGTTTTTTCAATTACTTTTTCTAATCCATTCTCATTGTTTTTTATTTTAAATACTTGATTCATATAAGTTTTATACTCAAAGTATAATACTTGTACTGTATTCTCATCGTAATTACCCCATCCCTGAATATATTGTCTATTGCCAGGCATTTGTTGTATCTTTAGAAGTTCATCTTCTGATATATATGGGAATTCTTTTTTTAATTCTGGTATTGTTACCGCTTTAACCTCTCCAACATAATAAATATCTTCAAAGTTAGGATCTTCAGTATATGAATAAACTAAATATGCGGGGTCTACGTAATCAATAACAATGCCTTCCGATTTATTAAATGAAGTTTTAACCGCTGCAATTCCAATTGTAGTTAAATCATAATTTAATCTTTTTCTAGTAAGGTCATATTTATTTGTTTTTAATACAGTATTTATTGCTTCTTCTTCGGCAATCTCAATAGATTGTTTATAGGAAAGTTGCATATGTAATTCTAATTCATCTAATGTTGCGGGTAAATCCACAGGCGGAACATTTGATTTTGATATATCAATACCTGTAATTTCCATAGCATCTTGAATATCGGATTTAGCAAACATATCAAATTTTACCGCAGACGCATAATCCATTCTCTTTTTTAAAGAATCTGGATCTTGAGCAAATGCTTTTACATCATAGGTTTTTTGAGAAATACCATTGGCAACTATATCAACAAACTTTGATAATATAGGCACAGGTGTCCAATCTAAATTCAAATAAGATAAATCACCATTAATTGATAATTCATCTTTATATTTTTGTACTGATTGTTCTCCTCTGGCATATAGTCTTAACCTATTAAAATTATTCCAATGTGTTAAATATCTATTACCGCTAGTCCTCCCTTGATTAAACCATTCCTGTTCTATGGCACGAGACACCTGTAATCCATATTCTTCAGAAGCCTTAGTAGCATCATCTACAACCTGACTAGGGAAAGCGCTATTTGGATTTGTGTATATATTCATTTACTTAATAATTTTTGATGTAGTTCCTTGATTATTATATTTCTTAAAACCTAAAGGGACAGACACTATTTCTTTTTTTTCAGTTGGCATATATTTATTTTTATTACAAGCCATTATTGCTAATCCTGAACTAATAGAAGCATCATGATTAGTTCTTTTATTTATATCAAATCTTGCCCAATCTTCTAATGTATCTTGAAAATACATTGTGCCATAACCCATTTCATTTAATCCTACATATTCCTCTATATAAGTTTCTATTGCTGCAGCGTGCGCTTGTATTATATCCTGAGATGAATTTGGTATTCCTCCTATTTCTCTTTCTGTTGCGGATAATTTATTAAATATTCTATCCGGTCTATTCATTGAGTAACCTCTATAACCTCTTCTTTTAAAATGATATAATAATCGTGGTTTATTATTCTCTGCTAATATTGGCATACCATAAAATATACACGCCATAAGCACGTCTTCAAAAAAGATCTCGGCCGTTTGAGGTCTTGATATATATTGTAAAAAGAATGTATTAGATGGAGCATCTTCCATTGAGAATTTAGTTAACCCATGTAAAGCTCCCTTAGATCCTTTACCATCCGTCGTTCCTGATATGTCATAAGGGTCACAACCAAATGCACCAATATGCTCATTACCAGGATATTTCATACTATTCTTTAATATTATATTATTTTGTAAATGATAAGGAGGAATCCACGACACTAAAAATCTACCGTCTTTATTTGGATAAAATATTACTTTGGTATCTTGTATACCACCTTCCCATTGAAAATTACCCTTTGTTAATATATTAGTATTCCTTAGATCATTATTATAATCAATTTGCTCATATATTTTTGTAAGGTTAAATAAAGATTGTTTCGTTTCATCTCTAAATGCGTGTTGTTCCGTTCTTGGAAATTGTCTATAATATTCATTTAATCCATCAGAATCAGTTTTTAAACCATCAACCTCATTCTGCCAGTGTTCAATAACACCATAATCTATTTCATTCCCGTCAATTCCTTTGACTGGGTTTTTTGGAGTGTCGAAGACAGGTATCCCATAAGTATCAATGAATCCCTCGTACGACCATTCCATAGATATGAACAAACTATATAATCCTGAATTAGTCTGGCCATTGCGGTTTCTTTTTGTGACGTCTGAAGCATAATATAGTTTTTTAAAATTGTCTCCTCCTTTATCTAAAGCATTTGATGTTGAACCCATCATACACTTGCCAATAATTCTGCTACCTAATCTTAAACAAGTTTTGGTAACTCTCCAGTTATTTAATATATTATCAGGTCTTAACCATTTACCACTTTCGTCATGAACTAACAATTTAAGTTTTTCCCCATCATAGGAGTTGTCTCCTGTATTCTTCCAGTCTATTGTTGTATCAAGGCCTTCAAGTTCTTCAGGATTTTCTTGACTATCTAATTTTCTTCTTGTAAACTTTGAGGCAGGTACTCTATAAGCAAGTTCTGTTTTTGGTCTATCCATACCATCTTGTATGGGTTTAAAGAAAAAAGGATAATTAAGAGAGATTGGAACAACTTTATCGGTGAACATTGTTTTAGCATCTGCTCCAGCTTTTGATAAGATTCCAAATCTTGCGTCACTTGATATAGTAGCTTGATTAACTAATTCTGCAGATGACATAAAAGAAAAACCGGAACGTCTATTTTTTAAATAACACATTCCATAACATCTTGGATCTGCTTTACAAGCTTCCCAAAATATAAAAAATAATCTATTTGATTCTCTAAAGTCTGGTGCTCCAACATCAATTTTGCTCCATTGCAAGTACATATAATGTGTACCAGTTATATATGTAGGACTTCCGTTATTATAAAAAGAAAAACCCTCTTCTCTACGTTTAAACTCATGATCAACATAATCATACCATTTTTCCTTGAAGTGATCTGGATATTTATTCCAATCAAATACACTTTTTATTTTTTCAAGTTCTTTTGGTATTTTTAATTGTTCCCAATATTGCTCTTCCTTCTTTGGAGATCTTTTAAATGATTCATCAATTAATGGTAAAGCAATCCTTAAGTTCTGTATCTCGTATATTTCTCCAATCTTACCTGTTTTGCTTATAATAATTACATCATGTTCTTTATTATAACCGTATTTCCATTTATTATATCGGTTTTGTTGTTTAATCACCGATTGTTTTATATAGTCAGGAAGTATTTTATAAAGTGTTTGTTCATACATTATTTAGATCTCCCTTCTGCAAAACCTTTAAAAGTCTTTATTGTAGGATCTTTATCTTCTTCTTCTAGCATACGAGTTTCATCTTGTATTCTACTTAGAATTTCAAAAGCATCAAATATGGCTAACTTCTTTGTTGCTGCGGCATTCTTTAGTTTGTCTGCGGATAAATCATCATCACCATTATCTAAGATAGCCTCTTCTGCAACTTTAATTAATTCAAGAACTGCTTTGTGCCCAGCTTGGATTATATTCTGTTTCGTTTCCTTTATGTCCATATTTAATTACAATATCATTAGATTTCATACAATAAAGTCTTTGTCCATCAATAACAAAGTCAAATTCTCCATAAGGAGTATATCCAACAAGGTCTCCCTCGTTTATTTTAAGTGCTTCTAAGGAACTATTTCCATATTTTAATATACCAATAAGCTTTTGCTCTTTATCTACGCTTAAATAGTCTTTATTTTTAATTGGCTTAACAAAACATCTGTCTCCAAATGCTTTCCATTTATCTGCGTTTTTATATAAATATATTTGATCAAAATCACAAAAATATAAATCATCTTTAAAATATGATCTACTATTTTTTTTATTCCCTCTTATATCGTAAAACACCCTAAAAACATTATGATGAATTACAACTATATCTCCAACCTTAATATCAGTTGAATAAGCCAAAGGTAATGCAACAACTTTAGCAAAATTATTTACAGATTTAAAACTTTCAATTTTAGTATTTACTATTAATTCTCTATCTGCAATCTTAACTTTATTATTGTATCTTTCTCCTACAGGTTTAACTATAAAGCTAAATACACTTCTCATTAGTATTCTAAATCATATTCAACAGAGATAGCCATGTTAGAGTTAAATTTCTTCCAGGGCATAACTTCATCTTCTTTTTTAATATAAATATTATACGAGATATCTTTATCATCAAATATAATATTGCATATTGCATGTCCTCCGTAAACATTTTGGCCTACGGAGTAATGCATTGCTTCATTTTTATAGTCTGTACCTATACTAATTTTTCTAATAACAGAACTCATTAGTCAACTTTTTCTAATGCAATCTCTTTAGGCTTATCTATAGGAGTATAAGAACCATCTTCAATATTAATATTAATATCTCCGTATTCTGTTTGCAATTCTGATTTTAATTCTTCTACTCTTTTATTTACTTCTGCAATTTGGTGTAAAAACCCATGCTTTTGAGATTCTAATAACCCTATATTAGATAATAAAGCATTCAACTCTTTTTGTTGGTTAACAATAGTCTCTAATTGTTTTTCTGTAATTTTGTTTGTGTTTTCCATTTTATTTAATTTAATTATTTATGATAATGTTAATAAATATTTTAATTTTGCTGTTTCTCCAGATAATGATTGTGCAAGATTTGATATATCTCCAAACTTTGCAGAGTCACCATAACTCTCTAAATCTTTAGAAAATTTCATTACTTCATCTGCAATAGTCATTGCATCTGCTTTTGGAGCAATAGGATCTATCTTTAATGATTGTATTCTTTTTCCGGTATAACCCATTAATTTTTCTATTACATCATCTTTAAAGTCTTGTAAGAATTCATAGAATGCACCTGTAGCTTTATGCTCTGCAAAACTTCTAGTTTCCCAATGAATCATATGTATTTGTTCGTGAAAGAACGCTAGTTTACCTGCAATTTCTTCTGTTGTCATTTTATTTAATTTATTGTTTATTATACTTCGCAACTATTAAACCCTTCATTTTCTATTAAAATTCTAAATAAAACCAATGGTTCAGTTTCAGAGAATGTACCTAAAAGAACCCGCGTCCCAATATTTGGAGAATATGCATATTGGCCAGATTGCAAATTAGTGTCGGTAAGTAATTGCGACCATGCCGAAATGTACTCAGTCCCCCCACAATCTACATAAATATTAAACCATCCAGTTCTAGATACAATAGGTGTTGCTTGTGCACTTGCATTAGGCCAACCAATCCCAATACCCATTCTCATTAGTAGAGAGCTATAATATTTTCGCACGTAGTAACGCCATCTCCGCCATCAGTTTCATATATATAATCAACTATAACAGGAAAAAACGTGCCGTTGGGGATATTTTTAAACATAGTGTATCCCACTTCCCCACCATCTGGGCTTTGCAAGTTACCCCCTACAACTTTACAGATTAGATCGCCTCCCGTGGCTATATATAGAGCCGCTGAATTTAAAAAAGGAGAAGATGTTCCTCCCGGTTCGCCTATAGGAGGGGCTTGTCTAGCTATTGTTCCAAAATCTGGTTGATTACCATATTGTCCCATAATTTATTTTTTAAATATTCTATTATATATTGTTTGTTTCTTCATAGGTATTTCTAATACAGTATCACCTGGATAACTATAATCTTTACCTGGTTTCATTACTTTTGAATTACCTTTATTATCAATACCTAAAACGGGAAACTCCACATTTTTCATAGTGATTTCCCCGCTAGGTATTACATTATAAGGTCTATCTTTATCAGGACTATTTTTTTTATAACCTTTTAGAGATAGATTTTTCATTTAGCATTTTTTCATTTTAACGGGAGTTGCTTTACCTATGCTCTTAAGGCTTTTCTTTTGATTTTCATTTAGTTTTTCCCACTTAGTTCCCCCACTATTTGCATTATAAAATTCTGCACTTTTATGTCTTTGGTTCATAGTAGAGGTACTATCATTAACAAATTTTTTGCGTAAGGTTTCTACTTCTCTTCCTTGCCCATAATCAGTAGCGGTAGCCACCGTTTTATTATCGCCCCCTATAATGCTAGCTCCTCCTGTTACTTTATTTGCAACAAACTTTTTTTCATAAGGCTTAACTGTAGCAACACCTGTTGCTGCATCAACTTTTAATCCATTGCCTACAAACCCTTTTTCAGCATTTTCTTTATATTTTTTTTTACCTTTTATATATTTTTCAGTAGGTTCAATGTTGTCTTGTCTTAGAGGACTAGGAAGTCCATGTCCCGTTTTTGGATGATTATCTCTACCTGGGTTTTGTTTAAATGCCATTTTGTTTAGTTTTTATTTATTAGTCTTTTATAAATTACTGTTTCGGGAGCGTCACTGACATAATCAGCAACCATTGTATCTTGATCTACAACTATAAATTTACATACAGCTTCCCAATCATTAGGTTCATATAATGTATCTAAATAGAAATTATTTTTATCAAATTGGTAACCTAATATTTTAAAGTAATTTCCAGTTAAATAAGAAAATGACACAATATTAAGGTCATTCTTATTTATAATAGAAAAATCTATTTGCACAGTTTCGGAAACCCATGTTCCAACCAAAAAATCCTTAGTAAGCTTTTGAGCTTGAGCATAAAAATTAAATGCTAAAAATACGATAACACAAATTACTTTTTTCATAATATATTAAATTAAAGTTATATATTATTATTATTACGCGTATTTATTGCTTTTTATAAGCTTCTATTTCCCAAGGTAGGTTTTTTGCTCCCTCTTTCATTTTAGAACGTGGATACTTTTTACCTTTCCAAATAACGTGAGAATCTGTATAATCCAAATCTCCACGTTTCATTTGATCTATATGTACTTTCTCGTGTGATATAGTTTTATTCTTTTTTAATTCTAAAGGAGATATATTTTTATTCACTAATATAGTTCCATTAGATTGCGCCATACCTAAAATATTGCCGTCCATATCGGTACTATATACAGGAGTATTATCCACGTTATATGGAAATCCTTTCATTTTAAAAGACATATAAATAATGAATATTATTAAATTCCCTATAAAAGTATATCTATAGGGAATTTAAATTAATATTATGCTACAGCTACACTAGTAACAGTAACTCCAGTAGGAAGTTGAACTGCAACAACCTGTCCTCCAGGAGCAGCGGCAATAGCCGCGTTAATCGCATTTAGAACATCTACAGCTCCACTAGCAGAAGTAGTAAAAGTGAATGTTTTTAAACTTGTATAAATTACTACCGTAGTGGCAGCAGAAGCAAATACTCCTGAAATTGAATTTACACCAATTAATCTTGATCCGTTAGCATAAGCTGTTCCGCTAGTTACAGGGATAGAAATAAAATTTGTCATTTTGTTTTTTTTTAATTTTGTTTATTGTTTATATATAAAGAATGTTAATAACTAACATTTTTTCATTTTCGTAGGAGGCATTTTCTTTGCTCCTGGTTTTTCTTTCTTTTCAAAAGTTTTGGTTTCCTTTTTTTCGTGTTTTGCTTTAGCGGCCTTTGAAGGATACTTTTCTTTTCCTCCATACTCAGATATAACTTTCTTTTTCATATTAGTATCTTCCTTTAGCTCGTTGCGTAATTGCTCTTGGATCACAAACAGGTTTAACGTTATTGAATACAATGCCATCCTTGCCCGAACTTGATCCTCTTCCTTTTGGTAATGCTGTAGTATCAAATGGACCATTCCATAGAGCATTAGCTCCAACTCCTTGTAATGCAGCTTCTCTATCGTCTCTAGTGATAGGATGTTTTTTAATATTTAGATTCATAATTAATAGTTATTTATATCGTAAGGTGGAACAATAGGTGTATCAACTCCAGTTGGCGGTGGTATAGGAGATACTCCAGGATTAGTTGCTAATGTATTTGTTGGATCATAAGGATTATTAACATCTCTTGTAAAAGTATTTGGCACTTGTGTTCCAAACATACCCTGTATATTATTTGTGTTTGTAAATCCCTTTGGATTTATAGGCGTTGGATTTAGTTCATTCATTATTTCTTGTTTTATCTTTATTTACGTTTTCTATGGCAGTTATCATAAGGTTGTCCATATAAGTTTTACCACTCATTATAATATTTCTATGACTTGTTGGCAGATCTTCTTTACCAAGCATTATACGGTACATTCTACTTATTAGTTGTTTACACTTAAATGAAACTTTATATATATTGTATTTTTGGGTTGTATGGTTTCTATTTCTCCAAACCACTATCCACCCTTCTTTTAATAAATTGTTCCAGCGTTTATTGTCCCAACTGTAAGCATAAGTACCTATTTTATAATCTTGTTTGGTAAAAAACTCCATACAATCAAAATAGATTAGTAATTCTAAATCTGCATCTGTTAAATCATTATTCCTGCAAGCCCATCTGCGTATTATTCTATAGTGTTTTAATAAACCTATATCTCTAATATCTGAAGGTTCTAAACGACTCATAATACAACTACAACATCGTCTAATCTTATAACATAGTAGGTTTCTTTCCCAGGTTCAATTTTATGACCATTATGTCTATCATAAAATATACTGTCACCTTCTTTAACCCCTACCACTTCATCCCCAACACTAATAACTTTAGCTTCTATATATCTAATATCTTCTCTGTGACTTTCAGCTAATAGAAGCCCTCCTTTTGTTTCTGTAGTACCTTCTTTTATTTTTTCTATAATTAATCTTTTACCAACTGCTTTCATTATGCGCGTAAATTATTAATTACACAATCAGTTGATAATATAGTTGTAGCTACAGATGCTGCATTTCTTAATGCACTTTTAGTAACAAGTAACGGGTCAATTATTCCGGCTTCAATCATATTAACAGTTTTACCTGTTACAACATTAAGACCATAGCCTATACCAGATATAATATTATGCGATACTTCTTCAATCCCCGCATTATCTAGTATTGTTCTGAATGGTGCTCTAATAGAATCTAGTAATATTTCCTCCCCAAGTGAGAATGTATCTATATTATGAGAAGCGTTTAATAAAGCAATTCCACCTCCAGGTACAATACCTTCTTTAATTGCTGCCTTTGTTGCACAAATAGCATCTTCAATTCTATCTGCTTTTTCTTTTAACTCTATCTCTGAATTAGCACCAACTTTAACCAATGCAATTCTACCCGTTAATCTCGCTAATCTTTTTTCTAGTTTTATTACTCTTGTGGCTGGAGGATTCTCTAATAAAGATTTTTTAATATCATCTATAATCTCCAATACTTTCTCAGGCGTTTCACCTATATGCAATATTGTTTCTTCTTGACTAGTAATACTCTTAACGCAAGTACCAAGTAATTCTGGTTGTATTAAATCTAAATCATCTCCAAGGTCTTCATTGATTACAGTTGCACCAGTTAGTAATGCTAGATCATCAAATATTTCTTTTCTATTCACCCCAAATGTAGGCGCGTCAATAATATTTATTTTTATGTTACCTTTTAACTTATTCATTGCTAATGTAGATAATGGCATTGCTTCCATATCTCCAATTATAAGTAATGACTTGTTATTCTTTATAACATATTCTAATATTGATTGTATTTGTCTTATATTATCTATTGGTGATTCAACTAATAATACTAATGGATTATCTAATTCGGCAGTTTTGTTTTTTTGATTAGTTACAAAGTGCATGTTCTTTAAACCCATATCGCATTGTATACCTTCAACTAATTCTAAACTACATTCAGGATTAGATGATGTCTCCATCATTACAACTCCTGTATTTCCAACAGATCTAAATGCATCGCCAACTAATTTACCTAATTCAGGATCATTATTAGTGGATATAGTTGCAATTTGATCTAACATATTATCATCAACAGTTATACTTATCTTTTCCAAGTAATCTATTACTTTATCTACTGCTGAGTTTATACCTTCTTTTATTTTTCTTTCATTTGGATTTTCAACTTTGTAAGCATTCTTTAAAATAGCATGCGCTAATACTGTTGCTGTTGTTGTTCCGTCTCCCGCTTCTCTAACGGTTTTTCTTGCTGCTTCTTTTAATAATGTAGCCCCAATATTTTCTACAGGATCTAATAAAATAATAGAATCAGCAACTGTTACACCATCTTTTGTAATTATAGGTCTACCTGTTGCGTCTTCTAAAAGAACACATTTACCACTTGCTCCTAATGTAGAACTAACTGCCTTTGCTAGTTTCTCTATTCCAGCAAATACTTTATTGCTAGCTTCTTTTCCAAAACTTAAATTTTTGACTATAGCGTCTGACATAATTTTATTTGATTAAATTGATATAACTTATATATCACCTGTTTTTTATTTTTTTTACCTATCCTTGTCCTATAGATAACTTCTTATAATTTTTAGATGTTTTTAAATTAGATGTTTTAGATTTAGCGTGAACACCAGGTCTTTCAATATTTTTTACAACACGCTGAATATTCGTTGTTTGTTTCGCCATAATAAATATATAATTAATATTAATAATATTTGCCAAAGCAAACTCCAATAATTTTGTTTCTTATCAATTATTTTTGTTTTGCCAGTTTGGTGTTCCTTTGTTTTTATTTTAGATGTTGCTAGAGAATCAATACGTTTAATATTAGACTCCTTTTTGTTATTTGTATATAATGTATTAGATTTATTCTTTTTAATCTTTAAAACAACATTTTTATAACTCTTACCATCAACAATAATTGTTTTACTTGAATCAATTGGGGTTATAGTAATCTCACTACTATCTGCATTTATAATTACTTTTGTAGAATCTGTTTTATTTGTGGTATCTATCTTTGTAACCATAACTTTTGTTTCTACAATACTATCCTTCTTTATATCAGTTTTATCAACTAATACTTTTCTAGACGAACAAGAAGTCAATGCTATTAATATTATAAATATAATTTTTTTCATCATGATTGTATTGATAATGTTATATCTTTTGCTCTTTGCATTTTTTTAAATAGTTTATCAAATGCCTTTCTTGATTTTCCTATAAATTCTTTATGTCTTGTTTGTCCAACTAATATACAACCTTCTGTATCATGATTAGTATTACCAGAATGAATACGCACACCCTCAAATCCCGGAACATCTAATAATAAAGGCAATTGTCTTTTGAATCTATTTGATTCATTTATTATTACTTTATATGTTCCTTTAGGTATTGCCGTTTCCCCTTTTATTTTTACAGGTCTTTCTATATCTTCTAATGTAAAGCACTCAAATATGCCATCTACAGTCATTTCGCCTATTATAGAATTATCCCCTTTATAAAGTCTTCTTATTACTATTAACATATTTATAAACTTAATATTTTTTTAATAATTAATCCTAATGTAACGAAAGCCACACCTGTTGCGCCTCTACCCCAAAACTTAGCGGTTTCAAAATCATTTTTAATTTTGGCAATTTCAACTTCCATATTATTTATTTTTTCTTCGTTAAGTTCCATTAACCTAACAAATCCTTTATTTCCATTTAATGCAGAACCACCTAATAATATTTTTATTTCTTTAACACTATCTTTAATATCTGCTACATCTTGCTTATATAATCTAAAATGGTGCTCAAGGCGATCTAATCTTTCGCTATCTTCACTCATAACTAAAATTTAAATTGTTTCGTTATTATTGTTGTTTTTCATTTTAGAATATACCGTAACAGAATCTAATACTGTTTGACTGCTTAAATATGTAATTGCAATTAATGCCCAGTCTGATGATTCTAAATCTGCAAACATTAATAAACCACTAGCTATTAAGAAAACAAATAATTTTCTACTTATCCATTTATTTATCAATGCGTCTAAATTTTTTCTTCCCATACTAAAAATTATTATATATTATATTTTATTATAAAATTCTCTTGTTTCAAAATTAAAATAAGGTTTTTCATATAAAACAGTTAATAGTTCATCTATTGCTATTTCATTTTCGTGTAATTCATAAGGTACTATAGTACAATATAAAAATTCTCCTGTTATTCCGTTTATTATTGATTTCATATTAATTTGTTATATTACATAAGCCAGGCGTTATACTATCCCCAACATTACCAAGTTGTATTGTAAAAAACACATATAAAGTATTTGAAGTATTATAAGTAGTGGAATTTCCAGCCGTGGTGGTAACTGCAATATCTAAAGGTGTAGAAGTAGTAAAATTGTATCCAATTAAATTCCCTCCCTGTAAATTAAAATTTCTATTCATAAGCGCATAAGCATTTACATTTGTTACACTATTTGTAGCTATCTGTGTTGCTCCAACTAATGTATTTGTAGTATTAATTTTTATTCTCATAGTTGCAGTTGCCAAAGAAGTTGATTTTGTAATTCTATAAAATATTTTTATTATATCATTACTACTAAAAGTTCCTCCTGCAATAGTTGCAGTTGCCATAATTGTTTCTGCCACAGTTCCAGTAAATGAAGTGCCAGAAGTTTGAATAAAACGATATGGAATATATGATAATGTAGCTTGTTTAGTATCAATCTGCGTTTGAATAGCAGAAGTAACACCTTTAACATAACTTAATTCTGTAAGACTTGGATATGTTGTGGTATCTAAAGTTTGAATATTTTTGCTAGCGTCTAATGCTAATATTTGAGATGCTGTTAATGAACTTAATATTGGAGCAGTTGATAATGTTTTAGCTCCTGCAATAGTTTGACTTCCTGTTGTTATAACGCCTCTTGCTGTTGCGCTTGCATCAGGAACGTTTAATGTAATTACAGGTGTTGTTGTTCCTGTTGCTACAGTAGATGTTAAATCTGTCCCTGATGTTCCTAATGTTAATGCAGCTACAGATGTTACTGTTCCATCACCTTTTGAATTAAATGTACTCCAATCAGTTGAACTTAATTTTCCTGTATTACTAGCAGAAGCTGTAGGAAGATTAAATGTATGTGTTGTACCTGATGATGATATATTAAAATCTGTACCACTTCCATTAGTTACTAATGTTTGAACAGAA